TCTTTTTAATCCGTTACGACCTGAACAGACTCGTGGATTTTCAGAGTTTGCAGCGGGGTTAAAAGATCTTCACGACATGGACCGATACATGGAGGCTGAGAAATTAGCGGCTCTTGAAGATGCCTGTATGACCGGAATTATAAAGACTAATGACCCCCAGGGTTTTCAGGCTGCATATACAGATCCTACCGCAGACAGACCGGAAGGTTATGAGCGCATTCACGAATTTGCACCGAATATGAATCATTATCTCATGCCGAATGAAGATTATGACCTTCATAAGCCCAGTCGTCCGAATGATCAACTTGAATCATTTATCAATCAATTAATGCGCGGTCCGGCCAATGCCCTGGATATGCCGCCGGAAGTATTTGCCCAGAATTGGCAGGGCATGAACTACTCAAACGCCCGGACGGTTCTACTCAACTTCTATGCGGCCTGTGCAATGCGTCAATGGTATCTCATCAATCATTTGTGTATTCCGGTTTGGGAGAATGTTGGAACCCGGTTAGTCATAAAGGGAAAAATACAGGCCAGGGGTTTTGACCGCCGGAAAGACGATTATTTAAGAAGTGACTGGATACCGGCGGTTTATCGGAAATGGATTGACCCGAAAAAAGAGGCTGAGGGCAACCAGATAGACCTTGATAATATGGTTGAGATTTTACCTGATGTTTTGGCCGAACGGGGCAAGGATTTTGATGCTCATATCGAGAAGAAAGCCAGATCCATGAAGAAGATTCAAGCCGTAGAAAAGAAATATGGTGTGAAACTTTACCCGGAAAAACCGGAACCTAAGAAACCAAAAAAAGAGGATGGAAAAGAAGATGAAGACAGAACTCTTTTACAGGTCGTTTGAAATAGACCAGAGATCAATCAATGAGAAAGATAGAAGTGTAGCTGTTTCATTTTCTTCCGAAACCCCTGCAAAGAGATGGTTTGGTTCTGAAATTTTGCTCCATGGATCTAAAAACGTTGATTTGTCTCGTTTAAAACGGTTTGGCGCGGCTCTTTTAAACCACAATCCGAATAATATTGTCGGGCCGTTAAAAAGCATAAGTATCAAAGACCGCAGGGGAGAAGCAAAGATTATATTTGATGAGGACGAAGATGGTGAAAAGGCTTTGGGTAAGGTCAAGTCGGGATCTTTAAAGGGTGTTTCAGTAGGTTATACGATTCAGAAATTCCGCGAGGTATTGAACGATGAAACATTTGAAGAAGATGGCGTTAAAATTAAAGGTCCGGCCTTTATTGCTGTTCGTTGGTCTCCACACGAAATAAGCCTAACGCCCGTACCACTAGATCATAATGTCGGAGTAGGAAGAGCTTTAACACGGTCCCTTGAGGGTATCGATATCATTAAATCACAAACAAAGGAGAAAGACATGGATGAAACAAAAGTAAAAGCGATGATTGACGGGGCTATCCGCGAATTAAATTTTGCGAAACCTGAAGATATCCCCAAGGCCGAGGACATTGCAACGGCGGTACGCTCCCTGATCACCGAGGATGCGAAACCCAAAATGTTGGTTGACACTGAAACTCTTCAGGATCTTTTGGGCCGGGCAGGTGCCGTGTCTCTGGAATGTAAAAGCAAAATTGCGGACATGGCAACCCAGGGCAAAACTGAGCCGGAAATGTTGAGAACGATTACCGATGAAGCCACTCTTGACTCTGATGCGGGTGATACGGGCGACAAGGGCACTACATTGGAAGGTAAAAAGAAAATCACAACCCGCGCCCAGGTTACATCTTTTGAAGGGGTTGACGATAAAGACTTTTTCGGTTCAGTTTGTCAGCCTTCCATTTCTTTTAATTAAAATTTAAACGGAGGTAGGCAAAATGGCTGCTGTAAATAGAGACCCGTTTGTATATTCAAACAGAAAGGACGGTAAACCTCATATGTTCAGGGGGCTGGTTAAGGCCGGATCTACCCAGGCAATTAAGCGGGGTGAGCTTTGCACTTGGAACGAAGAGGTCGGTTATTTCACACCGATAGATGCGATTGCCGATCACAGGTATCCTTTGGCGATTGCTGCCGAGGAGCAAAAGGCATCCGGTCGGCATGAGCTTGTCGCTTCCAGATATATTTTGTTCTACTCACTTCATCCCGAGGACATTTTCGAGTTTCCAATTGCCGCTGCACAGTCTTTGGCAGTTGGCGATCCTTTTACCATGACCGCTACGACTACTCAGACGCTAACAGCAAGCACCGGGGCGTTTGCTGTAGCTCATAATGTCGGCTGGGATCACTACCCGCAAGAGGAAGATACCACAATCAGAAATCAAAGCTACGCGAGGGTGTCTTTCAATCCTTGTGTGTCTTATTGGGGTTTCCGGTTCAGCAAATTGATGAATCTTGGCGTAAGGGTTATTACTACCGCTGCTGATCTCACGCTACTTGAAAGCGATATGTATAACACCCTTATTCTTGTAACCGCTGCCAAGACAATAACTTTGCCAGCGGTTAAACCTGGGATGGACACAACTATAGTCGGAACCGGAGCCTATGCCGTGGTGGTTGATCCTGATGACGATGACCAGCTACGCATTGCGGGGGCGCTATTAACCGCCGGTTTTACAATTACTTCAGGTGGTGCGGCTGGGGATAGTGTTCACCTTTTAACAGAGGGTGCCGCTGGTTTTATTGTATTAGATGAAAATGGAACATGGACGGCTGAAACTGCATAATCATTAACAATACGGAGGTATAGAAAATGGCTGCTGTAAATAGAGACCCGTTTGTATATTCAAACAGAAAGGACGGCAAGGCCCATATGTTTAAAGGGCTGGTCCAGGCCGGATCTACCCAGGCAATTAAGCGGGGTGAGCTTTGCACTTGGAACGAAACCACGGGTTACTTTATCCCCATTGATGCGATTGCCGATCACAGGTATCCATTAGCGATTGCTGCCGAGGAGCAGAAGGCATCCGGAAGGCATGAGTTGGTTGCTTCAAGATACATTCTTTTTTATTCACTTCATCCGGAAGATGTTTTTGAATTTCCGATTGCTGCCGCTGCAAGCGTGGCCGTTGGTGATCCCTATACAATGACCGCAACTACAACCCAGACATTAACCGCAAGCACCGGTGCTTTTGCCGTGGCAACCGTTGTCGGTTGGGATCATTATCCACAGGAAGAAGATACCAGCATCAGAAGTCAGAGTTATGCACGATTTTCTTTTAACCCCTGCTGTACTTATTGGGGATTTCGTTTTTCTAAATTGGTAAATCCTGGACGAAGGGTTGTGACAATAGCAGCGACCGGCACTTTGCTTGAGTCTGATATGTATAACACATTAGTTACTCTTGCCGGTACAAGTACTGTAACGCTTCCGGCGGTTAAGCCGGGCATGGACGCTATTTTTGTCAATATTGACGGTGATACTCAATGTCTTGATCCAAATGCTGTTGATTTAATCCGTCTGGATGGGGCGTTACTGGATGTTGGCGATAAGATTACCCAATCTACAATAGGCTTTTCGTGTCGATTGATAACAGAAGGTGCAGACGGTTTTACTTGTTTGGCTCCTGTTGGTGAATGGACTGACGGAAGTTAATTAATTATCAAAAAGGAGATTTAAGATGAAAACATTTATCAAATCAAACCTTGTGAAAATAGGGAAAGGTTTGTCAGTCGGTGATTTAAGGGCATTAGCCCAGCATGAGCCGGAAAACTTTGTCCACAAGGTTCAGCAAGGGGCAGAGGATGGCCACTTGAAGTTGGAAAATCTCAAAGACCTGCGGAGTCTTTATCAGGGCCTTGCAGATGTTGAGGTACAGGTAACGGCTGAAGTGAATGGTGTCCAGAGAACCATTACTTCTCAGGCGTTTCCGATTTTGACCGGCACGGCGACAATTGCACAGATCAACGATTCGTACCAGGCGGTTGAAACCATTGGCGGTGAGCTTGTAACTGATTTTGACGATCCTAAAAAAGTTACGACTATCGCCCAGATTTCAACACTCGACAAGGAAGTTGACGAAGTTGCAGAGAGGGAAGACTTCCCGGAGGTTGGGGCCGAAGAAGAAAAGGTTGAGATCCGGCATAAAAAGAACGGTCGGAAAATTACTTTTTCGGTTGAATCGATCCTCGAGAACGAACTTCAGGATATTGTTTCACGCACCAATGCCCTGGGCGAGATTGCTGCCGAGTGGATTGAGGAACAAACCCTTGCGAGAGTTACCGATGATACCGGTTCGGCTTCTTCTGATGCGGAGCCTTATGTTTATCGACCCGCCGGAACCGGCACGACTCTTTATTCGGCAACGGCGAACACCCCGGGAACTCGCGCACCTTTAGGAAATCGGATCACTACAAATCCATTTGTGGATGAGACCGATCTTGAAAATTGCCGAGTCCGAATGGCAACCATGCTGAATAATCGCGGAAAACGAATTACCATTCCGAGATCCATGATTAAAATCTTGGTTCCTGATGCGATTGTTGGCGCTGTAATGAAGGTTCTCAACTCTGAGTATGTTTCGGGTGTGGAGAACGAGAAATCCAACTGGGGTCCCGGTGGTAAATGGGGCATTCCGGCTGAACGAGTGGTTTCAAGCCCAAAACTGGACGATCTTTCAGGGTCCGCGTGGTATTACGGAGCCTTTCAAAAGCAGTTTAAGCGCAAATGGAAGATGCGGTTTGAGTATGTGACCCTTGGATCAAACACCCAGGCATATCTCAATAGTCAGATCGCTTTTCAAGCCAGATTAGCATGGGACGTTGAAATTGGCGCTGTTGATTATATTTATGTACTTCAGTGCTTGAGTGCAAGCACCGCGCCTAATGATGCAAGATAAACGGAGGTTAAAATGAAACGATTAAAATATTTTCTAATCGCCTTGCTTGGCCTGTGTGTAATTGCTACTTTAGCCTGGGCGGGCACAGTGAGTCAAAAACCGTATGGAATTGCGTTTCCATTTTTTTGGTCATGCAATTATATCATAAATTAAATGACATTCAAAAGCAAACTTACTACGGACTTGTCAGTGTTTTATAACACTGATGAGTTTGCAGAAACCGTGTCTTACACCGCTACGGGTGAAAGTGCGGTTGATATATCGGCAATCGTTACCCGGCAAGGGTCTCATTTAGAGACCTATGTTCGGGGGTCGATAACGGCGGCGGCTATAATTGAGGTTATGAAAAGCGAAGTTACAAATCCTCAACATGGAGATACTTATACTTTCGATTCTCAAACCTGGGAAATGGACCCGGACATTGATGGCGGGGTTATTTATGAAGACGACGAAGAGTTTCACATTGCTTTGAGGCGCAGAGACTAATGATCCATATCGAAATAGACGATAGGCAGATTCGGAGCTTTATGAAGTCCTCTCCTAAGCGTGCTGAGTGGGCCATGAGTGAAGCCCTAAAGATGGCCGGTGGTCATATCAGGAAAGACCTGAAAGCGTATATTGAAGCCGGTCTTTCCGGAATGAAGCCCTTGCACCCGGTAACGGTGGCAGGCAAGAAAGGAAAAACAACCCCGCTTTATAATTTAGCCAAAGCGATTTCTTTTAAATACGGGAAATCAAAGGGTGCTTTGCGGGTAAGAATCGGATGGATTAAAAAAGGTTTACCGGTGATCGTCAAGAGGGCGTTATATGGTCGAAAGCAAAGAGTCACTGAGAAAATACGGTCTATGTTTCACCATCGAGGGTATCATTTACGGAAAACGACCAAAATGTTGACTACCCCTGAACGTCCGGCATTGACCACTTTTTGGAATAGAAAAGAAAAAGAGATCCCGCGTTATGTGGAAAAGCGATTTTTTGAGAAGTTTTTTTCCAAGCAACGCGCAAATTTGAGGTTTTAATAATGGCTAAACTAACCGGAATGGACGGTGTTTTAAGGGTTTATGATAGTAGCGCAATCCTTTTAGGAACCGCTCCACGAGACGATGCCACGGTGGATATTGTTACATGGGACGGTTCAACGACTTATGCTAATATTACTGCCGCCGTGGATACAGACGACACAAGCTATTCATCTGACTTCCTTACAGACAATGACGATGCGGTGTTTATCGGTGCTGACGTTTCTTTTGCGATGATTCAATTCAAAAAGGATGGTGCCAGTCAATACGCCGTATCATCCGGGGCGCTGAAAGCTTATTATTTTGACGGCACCAATTTTGACAATACCGTAACGGCAACAGACGGGACGGCAACCGGGGCTGATTGCTTTGTGCAGGATGGTTATATTACGTTCAAGGTTCCTGAAGGTTGGGCGTTGGGAGCAAATGCTGTTAGTGCAAACCTTGATTCCGACAAGTACTATATTAAGTTAATGACCACCACTTCTCCGTCAACCGCTCCGGATGCGGATATCCTTTGTCCTGTTGACGGTCAATTTTTTGAAGTAGCTTTTGCGAACATGGATTTTAACGGACCTCTTGGAAGGACCAAGACAGAAGAAATCTTGGTTTTAAACCGAATGCGCATGGATGCTAATGCTCATTACATTGAAGGTCCTGACAGTCCTATTTACGACCCATTGCCGACCTCTTTTAGCGCGGCTTTAGATGATACTCTAAACAAAAACGATATTCAAATTGCTTTGGCTTGTGGTGATCCGGATTCCGCGAACTGGACCGCGACTGGCACAAGCTCTAAAGGTGACACTAAAAACGATGGCACTAACGCTAATCCTTCATTTGCTGAGTCCACAAAAAAGACAGTCAATATTCAAATGTTGTTTGGCACAATGGGGGTAGGCTGGGCGTATTACGAGGTCTTTGTTCCTGAAGATCAAGTAACATTCGCTGAGTCGGAGTCGGACGTTCCTATCACTGTAAATGCCGGCGTTTATGGTGTGATTGAACTTATACATGGTTTTGGGGTGAGGCACTGATGATTATATGTTGGGATAATTTAGAGGGATTAAAATATAATCTACAGAAAGATCGGTTTTATAACAAAACCGTTACTTATATTTATAAGGAATCATGTCTTGTTTGCAAGCAACCATTTTTAACTCAAATACAATCAAAGGGTTTGTGTTGTTCAAATTCATGTTCGTCAAAATTAAAAAATACTGGTCGTATTCGTAGCGAAGAAGCAAAGGAAAGGATTAGGATGGCCAGGGCGAAACAATCGCCTCCTATGCTTGGGTGTTTTCATTCGGAAGAAACAAAAAAAAGAATTAGCAAGAGTATAGGTGGAGAAAACAATGCTAACTTTGGGAAATACGGTAAAAATCATCATTCCTATGGCCGAAAGGCTTCGATTAGGACAAAAGAAAAAATGAGCAAAGCGCATGAAGGAAGGGTTGTGTCTCTAAAAACGCGACAAAAAATAAGCATGGCCAAAAAAGGGCGATATTGTGGAAATGAAGCCTCTAACTGGAACGGAGGCACTTCTCAATTGCCTTATTGTTATATATGGACACAGGATTTTAAAGAAGAAATAAAGAACAGAGATGGATATATATGCCAAAATCCATTTTGTTCTAAACAATGCAACTTATTGTGTGTCCATCACATTGATTATAACAAACAAAATTGCTCAACAGAAAATTTAATTACTTTATGTGTCGCATGTAATAGCAAGGCGAATTTTGATCGCAAATGGCACTCCGCTTTTTATAAAGAAATTATGAGAAGGAATAAAAAAAGGAGATTTTATTATGGCTAAAGTAACACAGAGAGGCGCAAAAATCAGGCTTTATGATAGTACGGCAACGCCTATATATTTAGAGCTTGATTTTGATCTTGGAAATTTTACCGGGCCGATAGGAACGCCCAAAACTGAGGAGTTGCTTCAACTTGATCGGGGTAGTGCTACTTCAGACATGCACTATATTGAGGGCCCAGATACTCCAATGATGGAACCGGTGCCTGTTACGTTCGGGTATTTTTTGCAAAACGTAACTCAACAGACTTATCTTATTCATTGGTTGACTGCGATGAATGACGGTCTTTCTCAGACTGTTAATTCAAAATCCTTAGAATCTACCGAGTCAGATACTAACAGGGATGGCACTAATGCAAATCCAGCTTTTGCGGATTCCAATAAAAGTACATGCGATGTTGAATGGTTATCAGACACCGGTGGCACTGATTTCGGCTGGCGATACAACGGTGTTTTATTCCTTTTGGATCAGCAAACATTTGCTGAATCTGAATCGGAGATTACACTGTCATTAAATGGGATGTGTTACGGCACGATCACAGCTCTTACCGGGTTTACGGAAGGCACATCCGCTGAAGCATAATAGAAATGGAGGAGCAAATGGAAGAACAAGTAAAGTACGGGGATGTTGAAACTATATCGGAATTAGTGGCTGATGGTCTGCTATTTGATTCCAAAGGATTTACGGTCATTAAGGTCACGAAAGACGGGGATGAAAAGAAACTACGACTTCCTATTAAATCAACCGGAGTGGCCGAGTTTCAAGAGGAGTTATCAGGAAAGGCTCCGAAACCGCCGCAAACATTTGAACGGATCAAGAAAAACTCGGAGCAAGGAAAGGCCATGGGGTTAAAGCATGATCAAATGATGGTTGTGTTTGATAATACCGACAATGATTATATTGATGCTCTTGAAAAACACAATCAAGAATTTTCATGGCAGATTGCCGTTTTTGCACTCGATATTAACTGGAAGAAAAAAGACGGTTTGCTTGCTGAGTCATTTGAAGACAAAAGAGACATTTTAAAATCGAACAACATTACAGGGCATCAGATTAATAAGATTTACAAAGATGTTTCTCTGCTGACTCAGTTTGAGGAGGATAGGCAGGATTTTTTGTCAGAAAACTCTTAGGCTATACGGATGAGGTTGAGCAAAAATTATCATCGTTACGCCAGAAAAAAGAAGACATAACCGCCCTTTATTCTGACGTCTTGACGATGAAAGAATACCGCTTAACCCCTTTCCAATGGTCTTATTTATCACGGATCGACAAAAAAATATTAATCTATTCACGAATCATGGAAGTATATTATCTTGAATTTAGCCCAGAACGGGTTGAGATGCGGAAGCAAGCTAAAGAGGCGAAGCATAAGCGAAAGATGGACGGCCTAATGAACCGAATGCCAGCATTACAAAAGAGTCGTAGGTATAGATGACCACAAAAGAAACCAAAGTAATTGTAAGCGCAGAAACAAGTCGTTACGAACGTGGCATGAGGAATATGCAGCGCACCAATGCCAAAACGACTCAGGCGATTAATATGCAATGGGCATCGTCTGGTAAAGCTATGAAACAAGCAATGTTGTTGGGGGTTGGAGCTTTAGTGGCATTTGGAAAAATAGCAAATGATAAATTTAAAAGTTATGAAACTGCTCTTGTGGATATGGGGAAAGTAACGAATAGAAGTTTCAAGGATTTAACGGCTGACATAGCAGGATTGCCAAAAGAGATAGGATCATCAACAGAATTAATGAAGGGTTATTATCAAGTAATATCTGCTGGAATTACGGAACCGAAAGCGGCATTAGAATTGTTAACAACCGCTTCGAAGGCGGCAAAAGCGGCACATATTGAACAATCCGAAGTTATAAAAGGATTAACAAAGGTTATGAAGGGGTACGAGGGGCAGATTAAAACTACTGCCGATGCTGCCGATCTTTTATTCACATTGGAAAAAGTTGGGCAAACGACAGTAGCAGAGTTAATCCCCCATATTGGTGGGCTTGCAAAAATATCTCATGATTTAGGTATCAGTCAGTATGAATTGGCGGGCTCACTTGCACAGATAACCCAACTTGCCGGAGGTACAGACGAAGCAGTTGTTCAATATCAAGGTGTATTGACCGGTCTTATGAAACCAACAACGGATATGAAAGAAGCGACTAAAGCAATGGGTTTTGAAAGTTCCCAGGCAGCTATTCAAAGTCTTGGATTTGCCGGGGTTCTTAAAAAATTAAAAGAAGCAACCGGGGGTTCTGCTGAAAAAATGGCGGCACTTTTCCCAAAAATTAGGGGGTTAAAAGGTATAGCGGCATTATCAGTTGGAAGTTTTGGAGATTTGACAACCAAAATTAATGAAATGACCAACGGTGTTAATGCTGCGGATGATGCTTTTGAACGGTGGAAGAAGACATCTGCTGCTATTGAAGAGTTGTTTAGAAATAAGATTTCAGGAGTCTTGCGAGAAATCGGGGAGAAAAATGCACCAAAAATCAAAGAATTTTTAGAGTTTTTTTCCGATTGGTTGACGGACAATAAAGATTCAATAACAAATACATTCGGTGGTATGGCAGCAGGTTTGGGACTTAGCTTAAAAGCCTTACAAGAGTATGCGAAAATTTGGCAAACTCTTGGTTGGATATCATCAGGTAATAGGGGATTAATGCCCGAATATCAAGAGAAACCGAACTTACCATCAGCAGCAGATATAAGAAAAGCTAATGAATATGATGAAGGGTTACTTGGTGGGGGGTCTGGTGGATTCCCAAAAAGTAAAGGAACTGATGGTATATCTGCAATGGGCGGAGACATAACGAAGGCCGATGCTAAAGCACTTGAAGCAGCGAACATGGAATTTCAAATGGCATCAATTGCCAAAAGCGAGATGGAAATATTCCTTGAAAGTGAAAAATATCAAGCCCTAAAGGATATGGGGCAGGAACACCGCGAATGGGAAATGGAGGCCCTAACAGAATCTACAGAATATAAACAAGCAATGATGCAAACCGAACATGATACAGCATTAGAGATGATTCAATGGCAAACCGAGCAAAAAGCAAGGATTGAAAAAAGGTATCTGGATCAAAAATTAGCATGGACAAAAGATAATCACAAGAGAACTTTACAATTCACACAAGGCACATTCAATACTCTTATGAATTTATCGCAAGGGCATAACAAGACAATATTTGAGGTATCTAAGGCTGCTGCAACGGCTAATGCCATTGTATCAACCTATGCAGGGGCAGCGAATGCCATGAGGGATGTTCCATATCCATTTAATTTTGTAGCCGCAGCTTCGGTTTTAGCTTATGGTTTTGCGCAAGTTGCACAAATAAGATCACAATCTTTTGATAGCGGCGGCGGTGTTCCTGGTGGTTCAGGTGGTGCTACTGGTGGCGGGACTTACACATCCCCCACCGTTACGACTGATGCTTCAATGTATCAACCCGCTGAGAGTCAAGAAGATAAAAGAGGAACCCTGACTATCAACATACAAGGGGATTATATCGGGGATGAAGGATATATTGAAATGTTAGCAGAGAAAATTAGTGAAGCGGTTGAGGATAGGGATGTCACATTGATTGCCTCTAATTCTAAATACGCGGATGTAATAGCATAATGGCTATAAGAATCACATATAATTCAGTAAATGTTGATTTGCAGATTGCAGAGAACAGCTTAGAAGTTGAGCATGTTCAAGAGTACAGCCAGAACAAATCGGGCTCAGGTAAGACAGAGCAGATAAATCAATATGGTGCTTATATCATAACCTTTGATGCGTATTTTCAAGTGGCTGTAGAACGTCAGCTTCAAGCGTGGTGGTCTTGGGCCAGGCAGGGAAAGGAATTTTCGTTTGCAATGGATTCAGGCAATATCGGAAGTACAACCCTTGACGCTTCAGCGGCCGCAGGTCAAAAGAATGTCCCCCTACTTTCGACAACCGGATTCACAGCAGCCGACGAATGTTTGATTAAGGCAAATGACGTTGACGATGAATTTGAAATTGTAATTATAGCCTCAGTGGATTCGGGTGTAAAAGTCGTTGCTACCGACAACTTGATATTTTCTTATAATTCTGCTGACACTTTTAGGCATAGGCATTATTGGCCGACTCTTAAAACATTAGACAAGAAGTTCAAACCCGACAGAGACGGTAACTGGTATCGTTGGAAATTTTCATTTGCCGAGGTTTTGTAATGCTAACTACAAATTCTACATTTTCAGCAAAGCATGATTTGGACTACAAAATTCCTATGTACACCGTTTCGTTTGACGGTGAAAGTATATCATATTGCAATCACCTTCCATTGGGTGGTGGAAGTGAGTCTCATAAAAAATATTTAAAAAGCATATCCGGTTTAGCACAGAAAGTAAATCCTGAATCCGGGAGCGCGTCAATTAGCAGCATTACGATTAATATTATTGATTATGACGATGAGATAACCGCTCTTTTGGCAACTGATACCTATTACTTTCACCGGAAAAAAACAACAATCAAAGCCGGATATATGGGCATGGCTGAAGAAAATATGATGACTGTAATGACCGGATGGGTAACAGGGTTGAAGTTAAGTAAAGACCTGATTGTCTATCAGTTTGCGGTTACAGATCCGACAAAATGGATGCAGAGAAAAATATTTAGGGGCGCTGAAGACTCAATCGTAACGCTATCAGGAAATCCAATAAATATCCTATTGGCGTGTTTGACTTCAACCGGAGACGGAGATAACGGCGCTTATGATTATTACGTTGCTGCAAATAGTTTGGGGATTGATACCGACTATATTAACGTAACTGCAATTGAGAAGGTGCGGGATGATTGGTTTCCGGGCGATAGTCATTACATGAAAATTACCATAGACGAAAGAATCAAAGCCAAAGACTTTTTTGAGAAAGAAATATTCAAACCTTTAAACTTGTACCCGATTATAGACGGTCAAGGTAGGTTTAGCATTAAACCATTTAAGCCCCCACTTGCGGCGACGGAAGAAGTACAATCGTTTAACGAAGATAATATTATTGGACTTCCCAAGTGGGATGCCAATTTATCTTCATTAGTGAATGAGGTTGAATTCCATTATGACTACGATCTTGACGATGACGAATTTGACACACAATTATTTTATGTTGATTCGACCTCTATAAACAATAGGGGGCCTGGCAAAAAACCGATTACTATTAAAACCAAAGGACTCCACACAAGCTACAGTCCATCTTCTATGACCGGACATACCTTAGACATACTTTCAACTCGAAAGGATAGAATATTTGGCAGATTCGCTACCCCTCCGATCAAGTTAAAATTAAAAACATTTTTTTCAAGGTGGTTATCCGAGGCAGGTGATATTGTTCCTTTCACACATTCAAAAGTTCCCGATATTGCGGCTGGCACGCGGGGATATACCGCCGAGCGTATGGAAATAATTAATAGAAGTGTGGACTGGGCAAAGGGTAATGTATCGATTGAATTGCTGAACACCGGATTTGCCAAAGGAACTTATGGAGTTATTTCTCCGGCCATGACTGTAGTAAGCGCTTCCGATGCAGAGAATTTCGTGGTGTCTGTGGCTGATGCTGCAAAATACGCTGATCTAACCAGCCCAGAGGTCCAGGTATGCGATTCTAAAATGAGACAGAGAAAAGTAAATGCTACGCTTTTGACCGTGAATACCACAACCGGGGCTTGTGCTTGTGACGCTTTGGGGTTTACCCCTGATGCCGGGGATATAGTTCTGTTTGCTGATTATGACGATTGCACGGATGAACAAAAAAAATGGGGTTTTATTGCGAACAGTTCCAACAAATTAGGCACGGCTGAAGATGACGCACATTTAATAATATGAGGCAATAAATGGCACTTGAAATATTCAGAGCAATTTCAAATTTACGCTTGGTTTTAGAAACCGAGACTGATTACGACTCGCCGGACAACGAGCTTACTTATAAAGCTATTCGTGAAATGATCGAAATTCTATATCAGCTTACGCTCGATACCGGCGATAGTGGGACCGCTACGGGAAACCCGACAGAAACAACCCTCACGGACTATTTCAAGAGCTATAGTGTTGATGAGCATAATGGCAGGACTTTAGTAATATGTTCCGGAAATGCAAAAGGAAATTTTTATACCATTGACGATACCACCGCCACGACAATCGTATGTACCGGAGACACCCTTTTAGCAGACGGTGTTTTGTCCGGCGATGATTATAAAATACTGTATGACATTAAAACCCACACAAGCGGACACAATCACAATGGGGTTAATTCGGCAAGTGCGACGGTTGCTGATGGTCAAATAACGGCGGCGAAACTTGCATCAAGTGCGGTTACTCAGACAAAATTAAAAACATCTTTGGGAAGTGTAAATCATAATTCAACAACATTGACTCTCAAAACCTTACCTGGTGGGTCATATGGTTTTAGAGAACAATACAAAATGACGAATACATTTTCGGGAGCATGGGAAGGTCATCCTTTAAAAGCGGATGCAGGTTTTGCTGGTTGGACTACCTATGCGACAACCGTTGGATTAAAAAGTGCTGGTGGTCCCAAGGTATTGTATGCACAGCAAAGATATGTAACTTCTTCCGGCGAAGTTTTTTGGATATTTATTCTCAGGGATAAGGCAACCAAAGAAATTTCATCTGTTTGGCAAGCCCCTGACCATCCTTGTTTTGGCAATGGTGGAAAACCTCAATTAGTTCCCCATCCTTTTCCGGGTTATGATGATACAAAAGATGAAATAATTGTAATCAATCCATCAAAAGAAAAAGTTCTTGAAATGAAGAGAAAGACTATCGTGGAGTCAGAAACCGAACCGGACAGAGATATGATTGATGTTATTTTGGAAGATTACGACCTTGACGAAACAACCGAACCTAATTGGCCTACAGAAAAAGTTACGGTAGGTTTACCTCCTGATTGGGAAGAAAAAGCCATGGGTGATTCTATTGTGCCAATTCGAAAAGTGATACCAAGGCCTGTTTATATAAAAACAGCAGCTTTAAAATTTAAACAGATAAAAGGAGTCGAGCTATGAGAAAACGATTATTTTTAATTATTTTGGCAGTGCTTTTTATGGTCTCAAATGTTTGGGCCGCTGGAACCGCATCGCAGTCATTTTCATGGATTACCCCAAACATGGCCCAGTTAGTGTTTACCTGCACCGGGGATGCCGCTGACGGGACTATACCGGACACCGACACAACGGATGGTAGAATCCTTGGATTGTATTTATATCGAGTTATAGTCAAAAATACAACGGCTCAGACTGACTGCACAGACGATTCGGACGTTTATATTTTAGATGAGGGTGCTGTTGATCTTCTTAACGGCCAGGGGGTTGACACTCTGGATAAGGATGCTGAAAACTATATCAGGCTTTATCGAAAAGACCCGATTGTAGGGCCTGTTACTCTTGATGTGAATAGTCAAGCGGAAGTTTCTGCTGTTTATACTGTAACCGTAATCCTTGCAAAGTAGGTGAAAAACATGAAGAAATTAATTACAATATTAAGCCTTTTATTGACGCTATATATTCCTAACCTATGGGCTATGTGTGAGTGTGATATGTGGGTGGGGAGTACGACAGAAGCGGGATTGGTCGAACTCGCCACCGATGAAGAAACCGTAACTGGAGCTTCTGATGCGGTGGTATGCACCCCTGGAAATATTACGGCAAAGATGGCGGCACCCGGAGCCATAGGCGGCACAACCCCGGAGGCTGGTGCGTTTACAACCTTGGACACCGGCCAGGGAGCAACTGAGCTTAACCAATACAAAACTATCTATATCGACGCTGGGGCTCTTGTACCCTGCACAACAAATGGAGCACTTGCAGGTACTTATGAGTACGGTACGCATGACTTAGATCATGATTATTATGCTTTTGATGCTGGAGCTACCGAAGAGAGGGTACAGTATAAAAGCCCGATGCCTGAAGATTGGGACAGGGGAACTGTTAAGGTAAAATTTTACTGGTCCTCAGCAACAGGTAGTACCGCAAATGATACTTGTGAATGGGGAGTTAAAGCACAAGCATTTTCTGACAGCGATCCTAATGATGCGGCCTTTGCTGATGCAGGAGAGGTTATTAGTGATGTTTTGTTAGCTGATGCTGGAGCAGATGCTCAATTAAGTGACGCAACCCCAGCGGTCACTGTTGGCGGGTCTCCTGCTTTGTCCGATATGATAGTTTGGGAAATCTATAGGAACACGGATGGTACAGATGATATGGCGGAGGATGGCTGGTTAAAAGGGATTGCCATACAATATAAAGCCACCAGTGCTGTAGCTGCATGGTAAGGAAGAAATCTGATGAAAAAACTTATATTTATGCTGTTTTTAATACCATCCTTAGTATTTGCTGCTGAGTATGAAAAATGGGCAATGGTTGAAGATGGGAAAATTATCCAGTTCAAAACCGTTGATGTCACTGATGAAATTATAAAACCAAAGCTGAAGGCACATAATTATGTGATTGTTGAAGAGTCTATTATGCCCGACTACAATATTATTGAAGAATCAGTGACGTTTGAATATGTTGTTGAACTCGGCAAAGTGACCAAGGCATATACTATTTTGAAAAGGTCTGATGTGGAAATCAAAGAAATTAAAACAAGAATGGCAGAAGAACAGGTTGTGTCAGACTTTAAAAAACTATTAAGCGCTGACGTTGAAGCTATTGATACTAAACCCATTTTGGATGCATATAAGCAACAATTGACTTCAATAGAAGCACCAATAATTAAAGAGGTGGCCAAATGAAGAAATATCTTGCTTTATTCTTAGCGGTCTTCTTTTCGTTTGTTACTGTAGCAAATATAGAAGCATCGCATAGGAGAAAACACTCAAAGCCTGTAGGTATATCGTGGGATGAATCTACTGATTCGCCTACCTGTACTCGAATAGGTCAGGGGAATAGCGCCACCGCTGCTTTAAAACTACCTGAAAATCTCATGGCACGTCTGCAAATCGAAATGAGACGGTGTGTTATCAATGATGCTGGGGTAGTGCAATATTATCTTTGTTCGACTGATTCGACCGATAAAGAGGATTGTTCGACTGCCTCTGTGATAGATGGCACTGACGGTCAGGTTATGGTTGAGATTCCTATTTTCTGGCTTAAGTATAGTTATTCTGGAACTACTCATACATGGCTTATAAGTCGAGAACAGTTTAATGGTGCAAGTAGGTTCAACGCATTTTACAAAGATGGAGCGTGGGTGGATCACAGGTATATCGGGGCTTACGAAGGGATAGGGTATGACAATGGAACGACAGCTTATATTGACTGTGGAACCGGTAACGCAAATAACTGGGCAGGCGGAGCGATTGATTTAGCTAATGACAAACTTGGTAGCGTAAGTGGCTACGCGCCAATGGGGGATGAGACACGGGCCGAGTTTAGAGCGGTGGCATTGAATAGAGGAGTAGGATGGAGACAGCAGGATTTCTATCTAACGAGTGCAATCCAGTTGCTTTATCTGGTTGAGTACGCCTCGTTTTACAGTCAAGACGTGATTGGTATGGGCCGCACGGAGTTGACAGGCGGAACTTGGACAAAAGATTCCTACATAGGTG